AAAGGAAAGCTGGGCTGAATGGAAGGAATGGATCGAGTCAGTCAATGATGACCTGCCGGATCCGGAAAGCCTGGAAGATGTATGGGACAACCTGCCGGAACTGGCCCCGTGTCTGATCGAAGGGGTGTTGCGCCAGGGACATAAGATGCTGATCGCAGGGCCCTCTAAGGCGGGTAAATCCTTTTTACAGATAGAAATGTGCATTGCCATTGCAGAAGGCCGTAAATGGCTGTCCTGGCAGTGCTCACAGGGGCGCGTGATGTATGTGAACCTGGAACTGGACAGGGCAAGCTGCCTGCACCGTTTCAGGGATGTTTACCAGGCGATGGGGATCCGTCCGGAACACCTGGATAACATTGATATATGGAATTTAAGAGGCAAGTCCCGGCCCATGGATAAACTGGCGCCCATGCTCATCCGCAGGGCTTCCAAGAAGAATTACATTGCCATCATCATCGATCCGATCTACAAGGTCATCACAGGTGATGAGAACAGTGCAGACCAGATGTCCAATTTCTGTAATCAGTTCGACAAGGTCTGCACGGAGCTGGGCGTGGCCGTGATCTACTGCCATCACCATTCAAAAGGCAGCCAGGGCAGCAAGAAGTCCATGGACCGTGCTTCCGGTTCCGGTGTATTTGCCCGCGATCCAGATGCAATGCTGGATATGATCGAGCTGGAACTGTCCGAAGAGGCTCTGAAACAGGAAGAGAATAAAGCTGTATGTGAAGCGTGCAAACAGTATCTGGACTCCCATTTTAAATGGGAAGATGACCTGTCCCAGGATGATCTTTGCAGCAGTTACCAGATGCTCAATTACTGCGAAAACAAGCTGGATGTGTGGCAGTGGGCAAACCTTCAGAAGATGGTGGAAGCAGCCAGGATAAGGGCCAGGAGTGTTACAGCGTGGCGTATTGAAGGCACTTTAAGAGAGTTCCCGAAGTTTCCGGCAGTCAATGCTTGGTTCAATTATTCGGTCCATACCATTGATCAGGTAGGGATCTTGAGTGATATTGAGCCAGAGACGGAGAAACCGCTTTGGCAAAAGGCAGCGGAAAAGAGAAAAGAACTGGCTCAAAAAGCGAAGGAAAAAAAGCTCAGTTCTTTTGAAGTAGAGTTTGCCAACATTGAATTTGAGGGCCGTGTGGTGCCTGCCCAGGAGCTTGCAGATAAGCTTGATACATCATCAAGGACCCTGCTTTCATGGTTAGGGGACAGCAATAAAAGGAAGAAAGATCTGGCAGATCATTATGAAAAATATCAGGGAGCTGATAACAAAATGTATATCAGAAGAAAGGAAAAACAGGGTGCGCCAGACCAGAAAAACGGCGCAGTCTAGTGCAGTCATGCGCAGGTGCGCTGAACCAGAAATTTACGGTCTGGCGCACGGTGCGCATGACCTGGGTCTGGTGCAGTCCCGCGCAGTGCGCCAAAAGGGGTGCGCCGGACCTATACTACGTATAGTGGTGTAGCGCACCCCTCTATGCGGGGGTAGGTAGTCGTGCGGAAGCCAAGCACGACGACCACCCACCCCACAGACACAGAGGGCACCAAACCTAGAGCAGGGGAAAAATGAAAGGAAGTATGGTTTATGAATAGACCTAAAAACGAAAGACTTAATTGCTTAAGGCATATGCCACCATTACATCATGTGACTGGAGAAAAATATGACATTATGAACAGCGAGGTCATGGACTGGATTGTAAAACAACCGGAAGTACGTCAGTGGCTATATGACAAAATTACAGATAAGTCAGGGGGAAGAAAATCAGAATTTATAAAATACAATCCGGAAACTAGAACTTGGCAAGGGGTTGATTATGGTGATTGAGTTTTTTATGGCAATGGTGCCACCGACAGTGACACACCAGGAGAAGCAGGTACATGTGGTAAAAGGCAAGCCTGTTTTTTACGAACCGGCAGATCTGAAAGCTGCCAGGCAGAAACTGATGGGGCATCTGGCCGGACACAGACCGGAGCAGCCATTTGATCAGGGAATACGTTTGATGGTCAAATGGTGCTTCCCTAAGGGGAAACATGCAGACGGTGAATACCGGATCACAAAGCCAGATACAGACAATCTCCAGAAGCTTTTAAAAGACTGCATGACAGCTTGCGGATTTTGGAAAGATGATGCCCTGGTAGCTGCAGAGATGGCAGAGAAGTTCTGGGCAGAGATCCCAGGGATCTATGTGAGGATAGAGGAGATATGACACTGGATGATGTGGTGATCCTTTCAGACCAACAGGTCAAAGGAATTTATTACGACGTATACAACGGCTTCTGGAAACGCTACAGCAAGGCAGCCCCATCTTGGCAGTCAGAGGAATGGGATGAGATCGTAAGGCAGGCCCGCTTCCTGATGGAACGATATCATTCCTGTCCGCTGATAGTCCACCAGATACAGGATCTTTTGGATCAGCTGGAAGCCAGGAGTAGGAAAGGGGAAAAATGAATAATGCCAAGAAAACATCCGTCCCGGTCTGCTGCATCTGCCAGAAGGTGATCAATGGAGATGCAGAGTGGATCAGGACAAAGAGAGGGACGGTGTTGTACATGCATAAGGAGTGCGTGAGGAAGGGGAAAGACGATGGATACAATATGTCGTAGGGATATAAAGCTAAGCGATTATAATATTTCAAGAGCAAAATACAACGAGTTAAAGTATTTCTGCATTCAGTACGCTGAAAAGAAGCAGAAGCTCCAGAATGCGTATGGGTTAAAGGCAACAGTGAATGACGGCATGCCTAAGAGTAACCTGTCAGGTGACTCTACGGCCCAGGAAGCAGTTCGAAATGCTATGATGCAGGAAGATATCAAACTCATTGAGGAAACCGCCAGAAAAGCCTCTCCTGAGATTTACAAGTGGGTTTTAAAGAACGTGACTGAAGGAACGCCATATGAGTGGATGGATGTTCCGGTAGGACGAAGGCAGTTTTATGAGTACAGGAGGTATTTTTTCTATCTTTTGGCGCAGAAAAGATAAAAAGCCACCTACTTGGTGGTAGGTGACTTAATCATAGGGCAATCCTTCTTCGGCAATGCAATTGCTTTTTGAAATCGGAATAGTTGATAAGGTTTGAAGCTTATCGTTTAGCCAGAGCTGATACAATTCTTTTTTTATAACATTGTTTTTTAGCAAACGTGTCATCTCTTGCCATTCAGAAAAGAATGTAGTGATTTTTACATCGTTGATGAATACATAAGGGAACGTATACCCATTTGGAGATGGTGGAAAATCATAGTTTTCAGGGCTTTGTGAAAATACAATATCAGCATCTAAATTTTCAGTTTCCAAGATAGCAAGAATATTTTTTACTAATTCGGAATAGTTCTTTATTTCTCCGGATTTACTTTGCGTATCTGATAGCCCACAAAGCCAATCAAGGGAAACATGAAAAGTTTTAGCAATTGATAGAAGCATTTCTAGGGATGGTGTTTTGGCTCCGATTTCGTAGGAAGAAATGCTTACTGTAGAAGCGCCCACTTGTTCAGCAAATTCTTTTTGGGTTAAGTTAAGAGATGAACGCAGTTCTTTTAAACGCGAACATAATAAAGCTGCATTTTCAGAGTCCATAATAAATCCTCCTTCCATGATGTATATACATTATAACATGTAGGTAAATTAAATTCAACAAGCAACGAAAACATACTAAAGGTATTGACATCATACTATTGGTATGATAACATAAACATATCAAGGAGGTGAAAGAAAGTGAAACAATTAACTGTACGGCTTGATGATGAATTGCACAAATCGGCTAAAATTAAAGCGGTTATGGAAGATAAATCATTTATGCAGTATGTTGTAGATCTAATCAAAAAGGATTTAGATAACAAAAAAGAGCAGTCACGTTAAAAACTTTGGCGAGTTCCGTGATTGCTCAAAACCGAAACCTGTAAACCCAGGGATCACTTTGTATTGTAAGTGATTCCGCCAGAAATTGCAAGGAGGAAATTGCAATGCAGAATTTAATGATTTTTGAAGGACACG